CTAGCGTCTCTTGCCTCATTTAAACCAGTAACATCTCTTATCATTTGCAAATAATAATTGTAAGTAGATATTAATGTTTGTAATTTTTGACCACCACTACCAGTTTGCACTTCTTGAATAGGTACTTTGCCTGGGTTCATATCGCCCTCTTGCGTAAAAGATCTACCTATAATAGAACCTGTTTGGAAAAACATATTTAATGCTTCTTGCGGATTGTAATTAGTACCATTACCTAAATCAACTTCATTTAAACCGTCAGCATCTAAATACACACCATCTGGTATCATTCTTTGTAATACTTGCTGTAATTTTAAATGTGTTAATTGAATCATATCTGCAAACGCAGTACATCTACTTACAATAGATTCTATTCTGCCTTGATACATTCTAGGCGCTGTGATAGCGTAGTTTAATTTAACTTTAGTTTCATCAGCCTTTGGTCTCATCATATTAGGTGCCATTTCCCATTTAAGTAAAATATTACTACCTAATACCATAACACCTTCATATAATACTTCAAGAGATCTTTGCATTTTTCCAAATTGCTCTTCAAATATTTCTTTAGGCGGATCAAAAGAATCATCTCTTGCTATAATTTTTGTAGCGCCAGTTGCTGTCTCTTTAACTTTGTAAACTTCGTTCATGTAAGTTTTAAAATTAAAGTATAATATTTGCACAACATTTTGATCGCGATTATTGTTGTACATATTACTTATATTATTATTCCATACACCCCAATTCTGAGAACCTTGTTGTTGGATCTCTTCCATTTGGTCTTGCGTTAGGTTCGGAAACTGCTTTTTAAGCTCGTTTAAAGGAACGAATTTAACCTCCCCTACATAATATACATCTTGAAAATATGGATCCTCCGTATACGAATAAACCATATAAGCTGGGTCTACATATTCAACAGTAACACCTTCGGTTTCTGTGAAATTATTTTTAACCGCTCCTATTCCTAATGTTGCTAAATCGTAATAATATCTTTTCTTTGTTAAATCATATCTGTTGTCATCAAGCATAACATTGATAGCTTCTTCTTCAGCTATTTCAATACCTTGCTTATAACTTAATTGCATATGAAGATCTAACTCCTCTTCTGAGGCTGGTAATTTATCTGGATTATTTTCAAATAAATTAATCCCAAATTCTTGCGCAGCAAAATTATTCAACTCTTCTGTTTGTAAGTCTCTAATTATTGCCTCCATATACTTTGTTCTTTTTTCAACACCGTAAGGATCTTGAGAATATGCTGTTAAGTCAAAAGCTCTATCAGCAATACCATTAACTACAATATCTACAAATTTAGATAAAATAGGAACTGGTTTCCAGTCTAAATTTAAATAAGATAAATCGCCATTAATAGATAATTCATCTTTGTATTTTTGGATAGGTTGTTCTCCGCGCGCATACAATCGTAAATTGTGAAAAGTATTTTGATTACTTTGAAAACGAGTTGTACCGGAATTGCTAGAGAACCATTCGTTTTGAATTGCTCTTCCCACCTGAAGCCCGTACTCCATCGACATTTTTTCTGCATCACTTGCGACTTGGGTTGGAAAAAAACTATTTACTACGCCTCTGGCCATATTACTATTTTATTATTTTTGATAATTCCCCATTTTGTTTATACTTTGCAAAGCTTAAATTAATAGGTGATCTTTGTAATTTATTTGTTGGTCTATACAGATCTTTATGACAAGCCATTACTGCTAATCCCGAACTTATAGCCGCATCAAATTTTGTTCTATTATTTATATCAAATTTAGCCCAATCATTTAATGTGTCTGTAAAATACATAGAACCGTAGTTACCATTGGATTGCAATCCTACGTGTTTATCTATATACATTTCTATAGCAGCTGCGTGAGCTTGCTTAATATCTTCACTTGAGTTAGGTATTCCACCAACTTCTCTTTCTGAAACTGATAACTTGTTCCATAATTTGTCAGGCCTATTCATTGAATATCCTCTATAACCGCGCCTTTTTAAATAATATAATAACCTAGGTTTATTATTTTCTGCTAATATTGGCATTCCATAAAATACTATAGCCATTAAAACATCTTCAAAAAACATTTCAGCTGTTTGCGGTCTTGCTATATATTCTAAAAAAAATGTGCTAGGGGGTGCATCCTCCATGCTGAATTTAGTTAACCCATGCAACGCGCCTTTAGAACCTTTGCCGTCTGTTGTACCTGATATATCGTAACTGTCACAACCAAAAGCACCCACGTGTTCTAATCCCGGCCATCTAACTCCATTCTTTATTATCTGCCTATTTTGTAACTCATAAGAAGGAGTCCAGCTTATTAAAAACCTTCCATTTGGGTTTGGCGTAAAAATTACTTTTGAATCTTTAATACCATTTTCCCACATAAAACTACCGCGAGTTAATACATTACTATGCCGTAAATCTTCGTTGTAATCTATTTGTTCGTATATTTTTACTAGATTAAATATACTATTTTTGGTTTCATCCCTAAACGCATGCTCCTCTGTACGTGGAAACTGTCTGTAATACTCGTTTAGAGCGTCCTGGTCACCTTTTAAACCTTCAGCTTCGTTATTCCAATGCTCTATGACTCCGACGTCTATAATGTCCCCGTATGGCCCAACTTTTTCTTCTTCTGGTGTGTTGAATACAGGTATGCCATGAGAATCAATGAATCCTTCGTAGTTCCATTCCATAGGTATGAACAAAGAATATAGTCCGCTGCGAGTCTGTCCATTGGCGTTTCTTTTTGTGACATCTGAATCATTGTATAATCTTTTAAAATTGTCACCACCTTTGTCTAAAGCGTTTGATGTGCTTCCCATCATACACTTACCTATTACTCTACTACCTAGTCTTAACGTGGTTTTCGTAACCCTCCAGTTGTTGAGGATGTTGTTCGGCCTTTCCCATTTGCCCGATTCGTCATGGACGAGAAGTTTAAGCTTCTCCCCGTCGTATGCGTTGTCACCGGTGTTCTTCCAATCGATCGTGGTGTCGAGACCCGATAAGGTTTCAACGGCGGTGTTATTGTCAAGTTTACGTCTTGTGAACTTGGACGCTGGAACACGATAGGCGAGCTCGGTTTTGGGGCGGTCCATACCGTCCTGTATTGGTTTGAAAAAGAAGGGGTAATTAACCGATATCGGTACCACCTTATCGGTAAACATCTTTTTCGCATCAGCCCCAGACTTGGATAGTATACCATATCGTGAATCGGAATTAATAGTGGCGAGATTAACGGTTTCTCCAGAGGCCATAAATGAAAAGCCAGACCGTCTATTCTTGAGGTAGCACATCCCATAGGATCTGGAATCTGCCTTGCAAGCTTCCCAGAAAATGTAGAATAATCTATTTGCTTCGCGAAACTCTGGCTTCCCAACATCAATCTTGGACCACTGCAAGTACATAAAGTGAGTACCAGTAATGTAAGTAGCCACACCTTTATTATTGAACCAATGGCCTTTTTCTCTTTTGTTAAACTGTTCATCGATATATGTGCCCCATTTTGATTTAAACTCTTCGGGATATTCTCTCCAATCAAATATACTTTTAATTAGTTTTAATTCCTTCGGATATTCCGCGGGCGTCCACTTGTCATTTGATTTGTCTAACTTTGCTGGTGCTTTTGGCAAAGCTATCTTCAGATTCTGTATATTATATATTTCTCCGATTTGGCCCGACTTACTTATAACAACTACATCATGCTCTTTGTTATAACCATACTTCCATTTCTTACTCTTATTTAGTCTAGATAAAGTAGTTTGTTTAATTGGTGTTATTACACTATATAAACTTTGTTCGTACATTATTTAGATCTTCTTTCAGCAAACCCACCAAAAGTTGTTTGTTCGACTTCTTCTTTTGGTTTGTTTTCAATTATTCTTTGCTCCTCATCAATTCTGCTTAATATTTCAAAAGCATCAAATATAGCCAGCTTTTTTGTGGCTGCTGCATTTTTTAATCTGTCAGCTGAGATATCATCGTCCGAATCTACAATAGCTTCTTTTGCTACTTTAATTAATTCCTCAACTGCTTTGTGCCCAGCCTGGATTATATTCTTCTTCGTCTCCTTGATATTCATATTTAATTGTAATTGCATTCATGGGAACTCGGTATAACCTTTGCCCTTCTATTATAAACTCGTATTCTGAATTTGGTTTAAAACCAACAAGCGTTTCTACTTCAATTTGTTCATTGCCGTATTTTACAATGCCGATTAATGGCCTTTCTTTTTCTATGGAAATTTCGTCCGTTTCTTTTATAGGCATTACAAAAACAAAACCTTCTAGTGCTTTCCACTCATTATTTTGTTTGTAAGCATATATTTGATCAGGCTGCACTAAATAAATATCCTCTTCAAAATAGTTTTTACTATTCTTTTCTTTACCACGTATATCTCTAAATCTTCTAAATATATTGTGATGTACAATAACCTCTAACCCTTCTTTAATTTCGTTATACATTCTTGCGCGAGGCAATCCTATAACAATACCAATTCTTTGAGTATATTGATGATTTTGTAATTCAGTGTTTAATAGTAACTCGTTACCTTCTATCTCTTTTTTTCCTGTTGTCCTACTGCCCTTCGGTTTTACCAGGTAATTGAATACACTCTGCATTTTACCATGAGAGATCGTATTCGACGGATATCGACATGTTTTTGTTAAAGTCCTTCCAGGGCATTAACATATCCTCTTTTGTTATATAGATGGAGTACTTATCTTCTTCCTCTATTATATTAGCTATAGTATGCCCGCCATACACTTCTTGCCCAACAGCATAATGCATAGCGTCATTCTTATAGTCTTTACCGACACTAATCTTTCTTATTATCTGCTGCGACATCGGTATATTCTCCAGTTTTTAAATCAATGTTAACAGAACCATATACATCTTCTAACTTTTTTTGTTCAGCTTGAACAACTTCGGCGGCGGCTTTTATTGCTGTCAACAATTGAGCTTTATGAGCTTCAAGACCACCGATTTGCATTTGAATTTGATTAACTTGATTTACTGCGGCTTGAATAATTTGTAATTCTTCCGCTTTAATTTTGTTTACTTTTTTTGCCATTTTATTTGATTTAAGTGATTTATAAGGAAAAGCTTTATTTAACTTTTCTTTTCTAGTTTTACAACCGCAATCTTTTCCGGTTGCTTTCGATATGGTATCAACTACTTTTTTGATACCTGTTGCTTTAGTGATTTTTTCTATTGTATCACCAAGTCCTTTTGATTTCATTTAACAATTCCATTTACGTCTAGCCGCTTTACCTCTTTCTCCAGTCCACCCACGAGATCTAGCGCAAAATGATTTACGTCTTTTTGCAGCCTTGCTATCTGGATCTAATTTGGAAGGAGGGGTTGTAACAGCTGTTTTTAAATTACCTCCTGTTTTTCTATTATAATTCGCTACACCTTTAGCGGTCATTCCGCCACCTGCATCTTTTCCAGTACCGCCTCCTTTTTTAACTTCGGCGTAATTGCCAGACTTTTTGTTTCTTGCTGGCGCATAAGACTTAGATTTAGCTTTTTTGAATGGTGAGTTGTGTTGTATATATGCCATTATTTCCCAAAGTATTTAAGTTTCATAGGCGCACCTTTTCTAAAGAATTTTGATTTTTTCGGGGCTGCAGTTTTCACTTCTTTTAAAGGTATATCTAAATTTTTTTGCTCTTCAACACTTAATTCATTTTGCTTTAAATCTCTACCTTCACCCCTAACAGTCCCTTGAGTGCCTAAATAATTAGCCCCATACCCGGAAGTTTGGTTTTGCTTGCTTTGATTTTTTACATTAGTTAACTCGTTGTCAGAAATTTCATATCTACTTTGTGCTTTTGAAAGT